GATGTTGCTGCCGAAGCAATCAAAACTGCATTGAGCCCCAAGCAAAAGAAAATTGACATGAACAAAAATGGCAAACTAGATGCCAACGATTTTGCTATGTTGCGCAAAGGTGCCAAGTCCAACAGCAAGGACGAGATGGACGAAGCCAATGCTTTTGACTATAAGTCACCAAGAGATGCTGCACCTAAAGTTGGTTCAGTTGAACGTGGTCCAAGCACGACATCAAACACACTGCCACAGGCCGTATGGTCACACGCAGAGTTGATGACCAAGGCAACTCAGTTGGTGCAGACGATGACAGTGAAGCCAGCGGAGAAAAGCGTGGACGTGGGCGTCCAAAAGGTACCAAGGCTGCCACTGGTGCCAAAGGACCAAGTGGTAAGTCAAAGTTGATGACCCGAGAAGGCGATCAGGACATCACTGACCAAGGCGAATACGATCAAGAAGGCGACATGGCCAAAGACGACATCAAGACCATTGTGCGTCATGCACAGGCCTTGAGCCGAGTGTTGGGCGACAACGACAACTTGCCAGAATGGGTGCAATCAAAACTGGCCAAGATTGAAGGCATGATGATCAGCATCGACGAGTACATGCAGAATCAACATGATGAAGAAGAACCCATTGCTGAAAAAGCAGTGAGCAAACAACAACAAAAGTTCATGGGCATGGCACATGCCATGCAAAAAGGTGAAAAGATTCCTGGCGCCAGCAAGGAACTGAAAAAAGTTGCCAAAACTATGAAAAAGAAAGACGTCGAAGATTTTGCCAAGACCAAGCACAAAGGCCTGCCAGACAAAGTCAAAAGCAAAAAGAAAGAAGAAGAAGTTGAAGAGTCAACCACTAGTGGTTCGGTTGCTACCAGCACCGCTACCAAAGGCAGCAAAGGTGGGGTATTTGGCAAAGGAATTTACGATTCTATGAATCGTGAACTGGAAAACATGATTGCTGAATCAATGAGCATCAACATGAGTGACTCGACACAAGGTGATCGAAGCCTCACAGTCACAGCCACTGATGAAGATGCAATGAAACTGGCAGTAATGCTAAAGTCAGCAGGACTTGGCGGTCAAGGTCGTGGACTGCAAAGCGATGAATCATGCTCAACTTGCGGCATGCCAGATTGCGGTTGCGGCGATGTACAAGAAGCCGTGGATGAAAATTCACCAGACTGGCCTACCAACACTGAACAGGCCGACAACAACTTTGGCTACTCGGGTGGCTTGAACAAACCTAAAACAGACGTGGCCGGTGATGGACAAACTACCACTCCCAACCAAGCAGTTCACACACAAGAAGAAGATGCCTTGCGTAGAATGATGGAAATGGCTGGACTGGCAGAAGCAGCCAAGCCTGACTTCTTGGACATGGACAAAGATGGCAACAAAGAAGAGTCAATGAAAGACGCTGTCAAAGACAAAGAAGAAGACAGTGTGGAAGAAAGTATTCGTCGCATGCGAGAAATGGCTGGCATTCAAGAAGCCAAAAAAGAAGTAGACGAAGAAAAAACTGAAGAAGGCAACTTGTTTACTGGCAACTTGGCCAAGGCCCGTGCAGATGGCAAAAAACAAGCTGACTTAGACGGCGACGGTGACATGGAAAAAGTGCGCGAAAGTATTTTTTCTTTGAACAATCAATGGAAAGCATACAAGGGGTAAATCATGATGAGACCTTACAGTGAAGTGGCAGCAGAAATTGCACAACGAAATGCCAACAATTATGTTCCGCCTGCTATCCCCGCAGTAAAACAAACACCTGTGGAAATCCCAGGTGTGATGTATCAAGCACGAGAACTATTTCAGCCCATAGTCTCCAAACCTGAAGGTAACAAATAATGGCAACCGTAGTACAAGTCGTAAATGCCGTAGGCAACACTCTTTGGACCACAGACCGAGTGGAATTTGCCACGTCACTAAGCAATGTGACATTTCAAGTCAGTGCTGTACAGTTGACTTATGCACAGGCCAATGGTACACCTGCCAATGCTACAATGACCACTCCTGTGGGCAACTTGTATGCCAATGCTATCAGTGTGCCGGGCAATGCTGTGGCACAATACTATGTGGGTGCTGGCAACTACCTAAACATTCTCACAGGTACCGGCGGTTTTACTGCCACAGCACTGGGCACAGCAACCTCAGCCACAGCAGCCAGCAATGGCATAGCAACTCCGGCCACATAATATGAGAGCACAGGAGTTTGTGGCCGAAGACCGAGCAGGCAAGATCAGCACACGCAATCAAAATGCCACTGTGGGCTTGAACCGGTTTCGTGACGCTGAGTTTGCTGACCGCACCTACGAACTCAATAGAATTATGATGGCTGTGGCCTCAACTGATGGAACATTTGTGCCTGAACTGGACGGCGAATCATGGGCAGGTCGCAACAATATTGCGGCACCATATACTCCTGAAGAACAAAACATGTTGAAAATGGCCTACAAGGCCATTGGCAGTCATCATGACGATTTGAACAACGGTGATCTACACAGTCAAGAACATCCTGCTGTGAATGTTACCAGTCCTGTTCAAGCGTTCAAAGGTTATCCTCGATGAGAGCACGAGAGTTTATCACTGAAGACACAAAGTTGCCTCCCGAGCAAGCAGATCCCATGAATCATGTGTTCACATTGCCTGGAGTACAATCCAGCGATCCATATCAGATTTATCGACTGGGTGTGGCCATGGCTCGTGCCAGAAGTGATGCTGGAACAGATGGCATTGCTGACAACTTACCAGACTGGTCACCCAAGGCAGCGTTTGGAGAAGATGCAGTGATTGGTGGATTTAATGCTAGTGTTGAACCAATAATTGATCAAGCATTGAAAATGGCCGGCCTTCCTGCTACCAAAGTACAAGTCAGCACACCAAACAGCCTGGAACCTGCATCTGTACAGAAACAAAGTCCTGTACGGGCATTTGCTGGATACCCTAGATAATGGCAAATCCACCACCACCATACTCAGACATCACAGGCATCAGCCGTGCAGTGATGAAAGACAACGCACAGACAACCATTGCCAATTATGATGGCAATGCTCGTCCAGGTGAACTGGTGGCCAATCTAACAGTAAACCCACCAACTCTATACATAGGAAACAATGCTGGTCAACTGACTACTATTTTTTCAGGCGCAGCTCTGAGCTTTGGTTCCTGGTACAGCAATGTTACACAAACAATCGCAGCCAACACTGTTGGTAATATATCCGTAAATAACTCAGCATATGAACAAGGAGTCACCGCCGCAGGCAATGTATGGACTGTGGCCAACGCAGGAACCTATAACATACAAGTCAGTTATCAGTTTACCAAGACCGACGGCGGCACAGATTTTGCTGAATCATGGTTGGCCAAAAATGGCAACAATGTTGCCAATACCAATACTCGAATACGATTGACAAATGCCAACGATTATGTGATATTCGCTCTCAATTTTGTGGAAGATTTTGCAGCCGGCGACACATTTCAGTTGAGATGGTACAGTCTTGATCCCAACATACAACTGTTGGCCATTGCCGCCCCCACAAACCCTGACAGACCCGCGATCCCTTCTGCAATTGTGACCTGTGTGCCGGTGGGCGTATGACATCAAACAGTCTAATATAAATACCCAATGAAAAAACTCATCCTACTTCTACTCATCGTTCCTGTACTGGTCCTGGCACAACCCAAACAAAAGCCTGGTGTGACATATGACGCACAAATCACTCGTGTGATCGACGGCGACACAGTGGCATTCCACGCACCGTTCCTGCCAGACCCGCTGAAAAAAGAACTCAGCATCAGAGTGTTTGGAGTGGACACTCCTGAAAAAGGACATCGTGCAGCCTGTGCCAGTGAAGCACAACGCGGCGAAGCAGCGTCAGCATTTACCAAACAAGCTGTCGCACAAGCCACACAGCGCCAAATTGTGCTCATGGACTGGGACAAGTATGGTGGGCGTGTGTTGGGCGATGTCATACTCAACGGACAAAGTCTGCGTCAAATGTTGATTGTGAATGGCTATGCTAGAGAATACTACGGCGAAGCCAAAACAAGCTGGTGCCAGTGATCAGCCTGTAAATAAGGCATGAGCAACTTCTACTGTGCAGCCCCCTGGCGAGGTCTGCACATCAATCCCCGTGGTGATGTGAAAACTTGTTGTGCTGGCAACCCCAACATGCTGGGCAACCTCAACAGTCAAACAATAGAACAAATACTTAATAACAAATTGATGGCTGAAATACGTGGGAGTTTAGCACAGGGGCAAGTACATGAGTATTGTTCAAACTGTGTACGGGCCGAACGTTTTGGTGCAGACTCAGAACGTGCTTGGCACAACAATGTCAACCCTGAATTTGATTACAGCACTGCCGGTGATCAATATCACTATCCTGTGATAGTAGATGTGCGTTGGAACACCACATGCAATTTCAGTTGTAACTATTGTGATCCCAGCGCCAGTAGCAAGTGGGCACAGTTAAAGCAAGTTCCGTTCCGATCAGGCACAAGATCTTACTATGAACAAGTGTGTGACTTCTTGGAACAACATCACAACCACATACACGAAGTAGCCCTAGTAGGTGGTGAGCCACTTCTGCTGCCCGAAAACGAAAGATTATTAGATGTCATACCCGAGAGTGCTATTGTCACACTGATTACTAACTTGAATGTAGATTTGCAAAACAACCGGATATTCCGCAAGTTGGCACAACGTAAACGAGTTGGCTGGAGCATGAGTTTTGACAACATAGATCAACGTTTTGAATATGTACGGCATGGCGGATCATGGACCATGCTTCAAGAGAACTTGAAGACTATACAAGGCCTGATGAAATCACAGGGCCAATGGGGCGGGGTACATGCGGTGTACAGTATCTATAATGCCACACGCATCTGTGAGTTTAGACAGTTTACGGAATCAGCAGGTGCCACAGTGTTGTGGCAAAATTTGTTTCAACCTGAATATTTGGATCCATTTTTGCATGGACCTGCTGTGGCTCGATTAGCTGCAACCGAGATTGAACAATTTTATACTATGAATATTGCTACACCTGCTGAACGTCAGTTTTTTGATCAGGCATTGAATAACTACCAATCAGTTCAACAAGAACGTGCAGGAATAACACACCAATTCAAGCAACACATACAAGAAATTGAGACAAAGTACCATCCTGACACAGTAGGTAAGTTTCAACAACTATGGCCTGAACTAGCAGAAAGCATATTATGATTTCACCACCAAATAAGAATTTAGAAACAGTACTGGTCAAAGCACCGCACCGTAAAGAAGTTTACACCGAAGATGAACTTGTAGAGTTTGCAGCCTGTGCGGATCCTGTGACAGGTCCACTGTATTTTATGGACCACTTCTTTTTTATTCAGCATCCCACACGCGGCAAGATGTTGTATCATCCGTTTGACTACCAAAAGCGATTGATTGCTACCTATCACGGTTATAGATACTCAATATCATTGATGCCTCGACAAACAGGCAAGTCAACAAGTGCCGCTGGTTACCTTTTATGGTATGCAATGTTTGTGCCTGACAGCACAATTCTAGTGGCTGCACACAAATACACCGGCGCTCAAGAGATCATGCAACGTATTCGCTACGCATATGAATTGTGCCCCAATCATATCCGAGCAGGCGCCACCAGTTACAACAAGAATAGTTTGGAATTTGAAAACGGTAGCCGTATTGTTGCACAGACCACAACTGAAACAACTGGACGGGGTATGAGTATTTCGCTCCTGTACGCTGACGAATTTGCGTTTGTACGACCCACTATTGCTCGAGAATTTTGGACTTCTATCAGCCCCACGCTGGCCACGGGTGGTAAAGCAATTATTACATCAACGCCAAACTCAGACGAAGATCAATTTGCGTATCTATGGAAAGGTGCCAACAAGACCCAGGACGAGCATGGCAACACCACAGAACTGGGCATCAATGGATTCCGTGCATTTCGTAGCGACTGGCGTGAACATCCAGATAGGGATGAGCAGTGGGGGCTGGAGCAATTAGCACAGTTAGGAGAAGATCGATTCCGGCGAGAAATGGAATGTGAGTTTGTTATCAATGACGAAACCTTGATCGCTCCTACCAAACTCTTGGACCTAGAAGGGGTAGAACCCAATCGCCGAACAGGACAAGTGCGTTGGTACAAAACTCCAGTCAAGGACAAGATATACATTGTGGCTTTGGACCCTAGCCTGGGCACCGGGGGCGACCCTGCTGCCATACAAGTGTTTGAAGCAGATACTACAGAGCAAGTGGCTGAATGGCGCCACAACAAAACAGACATTCCCACACAGGTCAAACTGTTGGCTGACATTGTGAATGAGTTATATGAAATCACAAAAGATGACAAAAAGATATACTATAGTGTGGAAAACAACACCATTGGAGAAGCTGCACTTATCAGCATTAACGAGTACGGAGAAGAAAACATTCGAGGCTACTTCTTGAGCGATAACTCAGTGACAGGCACAACAGGACGTAGATTCCGCAAAGGATTCAACACCACAAACAAAGCCAAACTCACAGCTTGCAACAAATTCAAAATTCTTGTGGAATCTGGGCGCATGAAACTGTACAGCAGACCCTTGATCTCTGAGCTCAAAACTTTTGTTGCCGCCGGTGGCAGTTATGCTGCCAAACCTGGAGAAACAGACGATCTTGTGATGAGTTCGCTGTTGGCGGTACGCATGCTGATGATGTTGCAGACGTATCATGCAGAACTAGACACACAAATGAAAGATCATGGCGATAACATCATTGAGCCAATGCCGTTCATATCAATGCTGCGCTAAATACACAACTATGACAATGGAAGCATTACCTCAAGATCTAGCAGACTTTCTGGTTACCAAGAACTTTGACCCAGAATACTTTGACGACCAAGGACAGCCTGCCGAAGCAGGCAAAGCCAAAACCATAAAATTTGACTATGTTTCGGGGTCAGGCAAAAACTACGGCACAGCAGTGTGTGTGGTAGCCAGCGATGAACTCAGCTTGTTCTACGGAGACAACTTGGGTCGGGGCATGGAGCCCGAAGACAAAGATGAGTGGTACAGCTTTTTGGAACAACTCAGCAATCAAGCAGCCAGTCATTCAGCGACATGGAGTCCTAGAGACATCAACCAACTCAAACACACACTTGCTGGCATTGCTGCCATCAAAGAAGGCTTGTTTGAAGGCTATTATGGCAACCGGAAAGTTAGCTATATGGGCGAGCAAACGCAAGCACGACTGGTGATCAATCACAATCGTGTGTTGGGCGAAGAAGACAAACGTTATCGCTATGTGGAAAGTTTGTTTATTGAAACTGCTGATCAAGAACGTTTCCGTTTGCCATTCAAAAGTTTGGCAGGTGGCCGAGCCATGCTAGAACATGTGCGCCAAGGCGGGCGCCCATATGACATACGTGGAAACCACATCACCGAAGTTGTGAGTGAAATGGCTGTGTTGAGTCGTTTCAATCGTGCGCAACACAATCGTGTGTTTGAAGGTGTCACACAAGAGCTTGTGGAAAGCGCACGGCAATACTATCATAACCTACAAGAAACCGTCAAGCATCTTGGCAGCCCACGTGGTTATCAAGCATACTTTGAAAGCTGGGCTCCTGACCAAACAGGTGAGGCCGAAGCCCTGGTAGAAAATCTACGCGACTTGTTTGTGGAACAAACACTGGACGCTAGAATTGAAGCTGCCTTGCCCACACTGGCCAAGATACAACAACAAGGAAACAACATGAAAGAAGCTGAAATATTTGAAAACTGGATCAACAATCTCAGTGAAGGCACCTGGGCCCTGCCAGAAACTCCTGAGCAACAGGAAAAACTCAATCGGTTGATGAGTGCAGAACTCATTGTTGGTCCTGATGCCACAAATGCCACAGAACAGTTGTATGATGTTGTGGGAGATGACGAGCTGTTTGACATCCTCAACGACTTGGCCGACAAGAGTCAAGGCCGTGCCAACTGTTGGGACGACTCAGATGTACAACGCAGACTGGCCGAACTGGGAATCCAAACCCCCCAAAGCACCCAAGCAGAACCTGCTGATGTGCCACAAGACACAGCACCCCCTGTGAAAGAGCAAGGCATGGCCGAAGGCGAAGGCAATTTTGAAAAAGCACTCGACACACTAAGCGGCAGTTGGAGTGGATGGCACAAAGATGAATCATCAGATCCCAACATAGAAAAATATTTCTTTGATGACGGTGAGGGCGGCTATTACGCTGGCGGCACTATTGAACATGATTTACGAACTGGTCAAGTAACTGTTGACTATAGTGGTGATGAGTACCATGGTCCTGATGTAAAAGGAACATTTGATAATTTTGGTGACGCTATGAGAGCCTTGAGAGGCGACGGCGGCAATCACGGTGGAAGAGCCCCCAACTTTGATAGATTGGCACACCGAACACCCCATGGCCCAGACGATTTGCGTAAAACAGATAGAACAGGTCGTAAAGGTACGATTGGTGGCGGTTATGCAAACAAACTCAAAGGCAGCATTGAATATAACAAAGGTAAATTAGGCCCCAAAGGTGTGCTGCCAGAAGGTGACAACCAGGCCACATTTGTAGAAAACAACGAATTGAGTCGCATACTCCGACACGCTGGCGTGCCTGTAAGCGAAGGTGTATTGACAGATTCTACAGGCAGCACATTGGAACACATCAAAGACACATTCAAGCGTGACATCAAAGATTTTACTACAACTGGTGAAATGAGTGATCATTTGTTCCAGGCATTGTATGACTACTATTTTGATGACATGCCATATGGTACAAAGAAAGCCAGAGACGGCGATCCATATGAATGGGTAGCAGATCGTTTTGCTGAAGATCTTGGCATTGATGAAGGAGCAGCAGTTGATGCTTTCATGGCAGGCAAAAGTCCAGCCATTGCACATTTTGCCGATCAATTGGATAAAGCATCTTCTGTTAACGAAAGCTCATGTAACATGACTGCTGAAGGTGAGTACTGCCCCGAACACGGCTTGGCCGAATGTGGTATGTCTAGTGGTGGTGCAGTGGGCATGCCTTACAGCATGGGCGAAGCACAAGCACTACAGGATCCAATCAACTCAAACTCAGCAATGACCGGTTCATACTACGAAGGTAAAGAAACGGACATCCAAGAAGGCGATGCACTTCTGGCAAGAATAAAATCACTGGCTTTGCTCAGATGACATAAATACTCTTGACACGTAGACAAAGAGCGCATATACTACTACAGTGTTTGCGCTTTTTTGTTTGTGAGTCACAGGCAACTAAGATCTAAACATTTAGATAGGCAACATAACATAGGCAACTTATCAAGGAGAAAAAACTATGGCATCATTAGCAGAAATCAGAGCAAGACTACAGGCAGCAGAGGGTAACAAAGGTGGGCAATCCACCGGTGGAGACAATTCAATTTATCCACATTGGAATATGGAAGAAGGACAAAGTACAACACTGCGATTCCTTCCCGATGCAAATACAAAGAACACATTTTTCTGGCAAGAACGAGCAATGATTCGTTTGCCTTTTGCTGGCATCAAAGGCGAAGGGGATTCCAAACAAGTGTACGTACAAGTACCTTGTGTGGAAATGTGGGGCGATGCATGTCCTATCTTGGCAGAAGTGCGCACCTGGTTTAAGGACAAGAGTCTTGAAGAAATGGGTCGCAAATACTGGAAGAAACGCAGTTACATCTTCCAAGGCTTTGTGCGTGAGAACCCACTGAGCGAAGACAAGACTCCAGAAAATCCCATCCGACGTTTCATTATCGGACCACAAATCTTTGCCACCATCAAAGGTGCACTGATGGATCCTGAACTGGAAGAAATGCCCACAGACACCTTGCGTGGCCTGGACTTCCGAGTCAGTAAAACTGCCAAGGGTGGCTTTGCTGACTACAGCACAAGCAAATGGGCACGTAAGGAATCAGCATTGACTGAAGCTGAACAGGCAGCAATTGCCACACACGGCTTGTTTGACTTGAGCACATTCTTGCCCAAAAAACCCGGTGATGTTGAGTTGAAGGTGATCAAAGAGATGTTTGAAGCGTCAGTAGATGGACAACCATACGACACCGAACGTTGGGGTCAATACTTCCGTCCCGCAGGTATTCAAGCACCTGGCGGAGCCGGCGCCGCACATGTGGATGAGGACGCACCTGCACCTGCACCAGCAGTCAAGCCTGCACCAGTGGCAACACCTGCACCAGCAGACAATGGTTTTGATGACGACGATGTTCCTGCAGCAACCGCACCAGTGGCCAAGCCTGCAGCCTCAGGACAAAATGCCCAGGACATCCTGGCCATGATCCGTAGTCGTCAGAACAAATAATAACACTGTGACAAACACAACAGAGTACAATAACGGATTGCACGTATTTGTATTCTGTTGTGCTGACTACAAAGATATAGTTGACGAATGTATCGAGTCAATTGATCAGTTTGTTACTGATCCAATCTTGTCAAGAAATATAGTATCAAACACCACAATTGACATTCCTGGATATAACTTGATCAGAGACAGAGATTTTTGGTCAATGCTAGACCCGGACTTTAGCTATAAAAATTTGTATAACCATAACTGGATCAAACAACAAATTTTTAAACTGAATCTTAATAGAATTGTCAAGGGACATGCACTGGTAATTGATGCAGAAGTTCGATTTCAGCAACCAACTCAATGGATTGTTGACAACAAACAAACAGTATTTTATGATGATCGTTGGCCACTACACGATACTACCGAATTTGTCAAGCGATCAATAAATGTCAACGTTGATTCAGATAAAAGTTTTATAGTAGAGGCAGTAATTTTTTCAACTGATATCCTTGAAGAAATTCAAGTAACAATTGAAAAATTGCATTTATTACCTCAGTTGACTGTGTATCAGCAGTTGATGTTTGATGATCCTACTTCTATCAACCCATCTCTTACAATGTTTATGTCTGAATATGACATGTACATCAATTATTTGATCAATGTTCGTCCCGAAAGAATCTCTACATTAATCAAACGCACATCTGATTTGATATTTTACAGCAAGGTCTTTGATAAGACAAGTAACTCCATAGGAAATCAAACCAGTTGGATAACGTTTTACGATCAAATTAGAGATCCTTCTTGGCCGGATTGTGACAAAGAAGAAGATTTTTATAATTTGCCCGAGCACATCCAGACTGAATGCGTTGAAGTATTTGGTTACCGACCTAGTAAATCAAACCATTGACTAATATAAATTTTAATGCTGATAATTTAATTATCATGTGGTATCCACAGTATGCTGGTGGAAAATTTATAATGAACTGTTTATCATTGAGTCAACACTGTGTTCCAATGGATATTGAATCTTGCGAATATTTGTTGAAACACCCGGTTGATTATGCATATAGATTGTCTTCAATAATGAAGACCTTGCCGCACAAAAATAATATGTCACAGTGGTTTGATTACGAATTCAACAATCAAGATTTTTACGATGATGCCTCATTTTTATTCAAGTCTGAGTTTTTTGTGTTTGACAGAATGCAAAAAGGTATTGTGTACAACTATGGAATAGACAATAGAATATCAAACCTAATAGATAAGAATATGGATTTTTTTGCAGAAACTAGGTCTAATAATTTTGAGCATATTTCTCAGTACGTATCGTTATGGCCAAACTCTAAAATAATACTGTTGACCAATTGTCAAAAATTTCAAGAAATTGCATCGTTTAAAAAAAATAAATCTCAAAAAAAATATTCAGCAGCAAATTATTGTGGCAATGAATGTGAAGAAAAGTACAACGCACTAAAAGGTAATAGCTGGCCATCTTGGGAATTGTTCCAACAGAATTATTACAATATTGATCGTATCGCAAAGCATATTACCATAGATCAGGACATAATAACAGAAATAAAACAGTTCTATCCATGGTACAATATTAGCAATCCAATTTTTAATTTAGATGTAGATAATACATTTTTTGACAAGGATAATTTTTTTATTTGTATAAAAAAATTATACAATTGGCTGGGTTATGATGATTTTAACGAAGACTTGTTATTACAATATTACACTGCCTATATAAATTTGCACAAAAACTAAATGGCAATCAATAAATTATATTTTTATACAACCTCGGCATAATGGCAAAATTGCAGATGAAAATTGACTTTAATATATTTCTTTACACATAGACAGATGAGATAAATCACTGTATAATTTTTAAACTATAAAAGGACATAACATGGGAAAACCATTTGACGTAAGCAAGTTCCGCAAGGAAATCACAAAAAGCATCGACGGCTTGAGTATCGGTTTTAACGATCCAACAGATTGGATTTCAACAGGTAATTATGCACTAAACTACTTGATCTCAGGTGACTTCAATCGCGGCATTCCCTTGGGCAAGGTCACAGTGTTTGCTGGTGACTCTGGTGCTGGCAAGAGTTACATTTGTTCAGGCAACATTATCAAGAATGCACAAGAGCAAGGCATCTTTGTGGTGCTGATTGACAGTGAAAACGCCTTGGATGAGGACTGGCTCAAAGCCTTGGGCGTGGATACCAGTGAAAGCAAACTGCTGAAGTTGAGTATGGCCATGATTGATGACGTGGCCAAGACCATTTCAACATTCATGAGTGATTACAAACTTTTGCCCGAAGGTGAACGTCCCAAAGTCATGTTTGTGATTGACTCGCTGGGCATGTTGTTGACTCCCACTGACGTTAACCAGTTTGATGCTGGAGAAATGAAAGGTGACCTAGGTCGTAAACCCAAAGCTCTCACTGCTTTGGTGCGTAATTGTGTAAACATGTTTGGTAGTTACAACGTGGGCTTGGTATGTACCAACCACACATACGCAAGCCAGGATATGTTTGATCCTGATGATAAAATTTCCGGTGGTCAAGGCTTCATTTACGCCAGTTCAATTGTGGTGGCCATGAAAAAGATGAAGCTGAAAGAGGACGAGGACGGCAACAAAGTCAGTGACGTGAATGGTATTCGTGCCGGCTGTAAAGTTATGAAAACACGTTACGCCAAACCGTTTGAAGGTGTGCAGGTCAAGATTCCTTACACAACAGGCATGAGTCCTTACAGTGGTCTTGTGGACCTGATTGAGAAAAAAGAACTGCTCAAGCGTGAAGGCAACAGTTTGGTGTTTACCACCAGCGAAGGCGAGATCATCAAGAAGTTCCGCAAAGCATGGGAAAAGAACGATGATGGTTGCTTGGACAAAGTCATGATTGACTTCAAGAACATCAAAACTGAGGTAAGTACAGCCGACGCAACGGAGGAATAAAAATGTCAGCAGAAGTAGCAAGCGAAATTTGGGGAGAGTTAAAACGATATGTCAACGTGGTAGATCGTATGGATGCTGCCGAAAGCATTGTGGCTATTCTAATCGACCATGACCATGATGTTGACGAAATTCGAGAAGCTTTCAAAGGTGATTCGGACATCAAAAAAGCTCTAACTGCATACTTGGACAACGACAAGGATTATGCAGAAGAGGACGAAGAAGAGCCCGATGACGAGGACAACTACAATCAAGAAGATGACTACTGATGTGGTACAGCCGAGTAGTTGCCGACCTTGGCAACATACCTGACTTCATTGCACATTTTGAGTCAGAACTCACGGATGCCAAGCGTGACTGCAAAATTGGTGGCCTGGTAGAAAAAAATATCACAGCACTACCAGGCATTACCGAACATAGATTCAACCAACTACAAGAAATTGAAGCTGTGTTGAACTACCTCAACATTCAGCTACGCAAAATTCGCACCAAACATTTCAAGAAGTACTTAGAAGGCTATGCTCGTGCGCTCACAGCACGTGATGCTGAAAAGTATGTGGATGGTGAGGAAGAAGTTGTGGACTTTGAAACCATCATCAATGAAGTGGCACTACTACGCAATCGTTGGTTGGGCATCATGAAGGGCCTGGACACCAAGCAGTGGCAAATGGGTCACGTGGTGCGCCTGCGCACAGCAGGCATGGAAGATATCACAGTATAACATGGTTGGGATATACAAAGAACTTTTGCCCAAGTATGACTTGGTACACGATTTTGTTGCCAAATATCAGCCTTGGAGTCTGGTGGATTGGGGGTGTGCAAATGGCAATCTTCTCGATCGCGTAGAACATGATTTCTCCAGTATTCGAGAACTGGCCGGCTATGATCCTGGCAATCCTGATTACAATGTTGTGCCTGCTGGCACATATGATTGTTTGGTCAGTTGCGATGTGATAGAACACTTCGAGCCTGATCAACTGGATGAGTTATTGAAACTTATGCAAAGCAAATTTTCTCGTGCAGCCTTTTTGATCATTGCCTGTTATCCTGCAAAAAAACGACTGCCCGATGGTCGCAATGCACACTTGATCATAGAAAATGCAGATTGGTGGATGGAACGGGTCAAACAACAGTTTGATCAATGTAATATTGTATGGTCAGAGTCTGTAAACTTCACAGCCAATCCAGTAAAAAATCCCACGGGCAGTCCTGAACTGCGATTGATATTAGAAAAATTCTAAAACATGGATACTCAGTTAGATTTAGTAAAACAATTTCATGCTGGCAACAAAAATTGGGCAGGCAAAGGTACTTTACAATATCTGCCAACAATTGATTCAGCATTTAAAAAACACAGTTGCCAAACCTTATTGGACTATGGCTGCGGTAAAGGGCATCAGTACAGTGTGTATCGGATACACAACAATCTAGGCATACCACTGAGTGCAGTGTATCAATTTGATCCAGGCTACCAACCTGCTAGTCGGGAACCAGATTGGACTTCTTCTTTTGATTGTAGTATGTGTCTTGATGTGTTGCAATTTTGTACAGATCAGCAAATTGATGACATAAAACAAAAATTACAAAAAGTCACTGCAAAGGTGTGCATCATTGGCATAGGAATGGCACCTCCAAAGAACTTGAAAAAACCCTATGCCAGTTTGCACCCAGCCGAGTGGTGGCAGCAAAAGTTTTCAAACTGGGCAGGACCATCAGAATTGATATTAGAACTACAGCACAACACTTTGTCCTCGTAATCTACGTAGATAAATATCTACATGGGATCTCATAGACACTGTCTTGATGTAGACAAAACATTTAAAAATGGCAACAGAATAGATTTTTTTAAGCCCTTTATTGAAAATAAAAAAGTCTTGCATGTGGGCTACTCTGATTGGCCAAAGATCAAAGTTCATAAAAGTCTACATCTACAGATTGCACCTTTGTGTGCAAGACTAGATGGATTAGATTATCATGCGGCAGAAGTTCTACGTGTGCCCAATGGCGAACTCTACAGTAGCTGGGATCAAATATCTGATGTGTATGACACTATCTTGATACCAGAAGTGATCGAGCATGTGGATAATGTGCAAAGTTTTTTACAGCAAGTTGATCGATTTCAGGGCGTGGTAATCATCACAGCACCAGATGCTTACTTGTTGCACCAAACTAATTTTAAAGAACTAGACGATGGAAAATTTTACGAACTAGTGCATGCTGATCACAACTGTTGGTACTCGCCTTTTACATTGTCAAACACCATAAACAAATACAGTCGGCGACGAGTGAAATCTTTGCATTGGCTTATGAATCAATCCATAGCCGCAGTGTGTGAATAAAAATATTCAAGGATCGCCATGAAAGCAGTAATATATCACGCCACAGTCAACTTCAGAGAATTTCAACCCGGCAGCGAAGATTTTCCAGACGACATCTACGAACAACTGTTTGTTGGAGCAAGAAAAAATCTAGCATATTTTGGTATTCCTCTAGTGCATTTGACTGTGCAAGGTCATCCGGGATGGGGCGATGAAAATGTCTATTTTGACGGCGATCCGCAAAACGTTGTATACAACAGAGAATTGTTTTTTGCTGAATATTTAAAAACACAAGCAGATGATCAAGTGTTTTGGTTGACAGAACCAGACGCAAGACTCATGCGTGATTTTCCTGAATTGCCTGAAGATTGTGATCTCGCACTGTTGCGTAGACAAGATGTCATTGCAATTAGTCCTTGGTGGAGACTGGCCCGCCGCAGTAGCGTGCCATTTTTTGAACAGGCATTGCAATATTTTGATCAGGACAAACTGACCTGGCACGGTGATTCCTGGGCTTATGTTAAAATGTGGGAACTCATGGGACGGCCAGACATTGGCAATGAGCACAGTTATGTTGATTATAACAATATGAAAATTGAACTACGACATTACAACAACTACAGCAGTGCAAAAAGCACTTATGTAAGACAATGGAAAAGCACCAACAAACGCAAGCTGCTTGATTTAGACAATAAACCTTGGATGCCAAAAATAAGTGATTGTGAAAATACTAGCCTATAAATATTCACATGAAAATAGTAATAGTCACAGGCGGATTTGACCCGCTACATTCTGGGCACATTGCCTACTTTGAAGCAGCAAAGAAACTGGGCGATAGATTGGTAGTGGGCATCAACAGTGATGCCTGGCTCACACGCAAAAAAGGCCGTCCGTTCATGCCTGCCACGGAACGCAGAGCCATTATTGAAAACTTACGCATGGTAGACCGGGTAATTGAATTTGATGATGAGGACAACACTGCTCGAGATGCCATACGTGTTGCTCGTACCTATTACACTGTGCCCAACTCTAAATTTATCTTTGCCAATGGTGGAGATCGCACAGCAGATAACATTCCTGAAATGGTGTTTGATGATGTGGACTTTGAATTTGGTGTAGGTGGCGAGAACAAAATGAATTCAAGTTCATGGATACTGACAGAATGGAAAACTCCCAAGACTGATCGTGCCTGGGGATACTATCGTGTGTTGCATGAAGTAGGCGCCAACACAAAATTAAAAGAACTCACTGTGATGCCCCGTACATGTTTGAGCATGCAACGTCATGATCAACGGGCAGAATTTTGGTTTGTGGCCGAAGGTGCAGCCACAGTGTACACCTTGGACGAGGCATCAACTGACCAAGAAGTCAAGTGCAGTCTTGTCATGCATGAACACACCTTTATCAAAGTCAATGAATGGCATCAGTTGTGTAACGAAACTGATCAACCTCTAAAGTTAATTGAAATACAATACGGCAATCGCTGTGTTGAAGATGACATAGAGCGCAAGAAATGAAACCAATTCCTGTGTTTGTGGGCTACGATCCCAGGGAAGCAGTGGCATATCATGTGTGTGTGAACTCTATTATCAGACATGCCAGTCAACCAGTGGCCATAATTCCTGTGGCGCTTAATTTGTTCCGAGACTACGATGAAACACATACTGACGGCAGCAATCAATTTATCTACAGTCGTTTTCTTGTGCCGCACTTGATGGACTATCAAGGCTGGGCCATATTCATTGATGGCGACATGATCTTGCGTGGAGACATTGTGGAGTTATGGGAAGCCAAAAATCTTGCCAAAGATGTCATGGTGGTCAAACATGATTACAAAACACGCATGACTGAAAAGTATCTTGGCAGCCGAAACGAAGACTATCCAAGAAAAAACTGGTCAAGTGTGATCTTGTGGAACTGCAACAGTTTTCCCAATCGTAAACTAACTCCTTAGTTTGTGCAACGATCAACAGGGGCAGAACTGCATAGATTCACCTGGTTGGATGATGAACGCATAGGTGAACTACCACCAGAGTGGAACTGGTTGGATGTTGAATATGACTGGAATCCCAATGCCAAATTGGTACACTACACCTTGGGCACACCTTGCTTTCGTGAGTTTGCAGACGCAGGCAACTTTGCACAAGACTGGCACCGTGAAAGACTACTAGCTGACTACTGCGAACAGAGAACCGACCATGAATGAAGAACAAGAATTAGCACCGCTGCCGCGGCATGAACTTGAAATGGTGCCTCCAGAGTTGGCTGAACTATTTAGGGATCTAATCAAATATCGTGTGGACCCAGCAGGCGACTACTACGGATTGAGCTTAGAAGCATTGACTGAAAAGATACGAGGCCTAGACAATCAAACAGTGCATGCTATTGATAGTGAATTTAGATACGCAGAAAAGGGAAAAATGTTTGATCCTATATTACAGAGTTTTACCATAGGTGCAGGTGGACAAATAACCACCTGGAGCAAGAGTGAACAGTCAATGACACCAGTTATCTTGCGTGGTATTACCAAACGCAAACAAATGGATGCCTGTCGTGCTGCAGGCAGAGATTTTTACTACATAGACACTGGTTATTTTGGCAACAGCAAAAAGAAAACATTTCATCGTGTTACTCGTAACGATGTGCAAAACTTTGGTCCCATTATAGATCGACCCAGAGATAGACTGGGTGCCACAGGATTTCAGCCTCGCAAGTTCTATCGCGGTAGTAAAATACTTCTAGCACCACCCAGCCAAAAATTGTTGAATCTTTATGATATTGATCTTGAACAATGGCTGGATAATGTATTAAAAGAACTTGCCAGCAAAACTGACCGCGAAGTTGTTGTGCGCCGCAAGCCCGGCCGTACTGCTAGAACCAGTGATGACTCAATGGCACATGCACTAGAACAAGACATACATTGTTTGGTCACATTTTCAAGTATTGCTGCTGGCGAAGCCTTGCTGAATGGCAAACCTGCCATCACACTTGGACCCAATGCAGCCGCTGCTTTGTGCAGCCAGACCTTGGATGCCATAAACGAGCCATACGTACCCACACTGGACGAAGTAGAACGTTGGGCAGCACACATTGCCTATTGCCAGTTTACCGAAGTAGAAATGCGCGACGGCACAGCATGGAGGATCCTGCAAGGTGGTTGATGTAGTGGTCTATGTCAGCAGTGTGGCCAATCCACAAAAACACTCTAGGAAAATACAATGCCTGGAAAGTTTTGCTGAAGGAGTACAAGCCACAGGACACACAGTCCGAGTGGAATGGGAACACAAGTATACCCCTAGTAAACTAGCAGTAATATTGGGCTGGGCTACTACCAACACTGGCGGTCGTAATATCACACTGCGCAAACAAATCATTCCTGAACAGCGTAGACTGGGTTTTCAAACCATGTGCATAGATGCAAGTTGTTGGAAGTATCTTGATGATCACGGCAACTACCTGCGATACAGCCTTAACGGGCCATTTTATGACCGTGCTGAATATGCCAATCGCAACAGTGATGCAACCAAATGGCTGGAGATCAGTCGTACCCTGGGAGTGCAGTTGAAACCAGCCCAGGTTAACCTTGCAGGACACATTTTGATCTGTATGCAACGAGATGGTGGATTTGCAATGAAGACTTTGGACCCAATGACTTGGCTGCATGAAAAGATACAGCAGATTCGAGCGGTGAGCAGTAGACAAATTTATGTGCGACCACATCCAGGCCAATACAACATGACAGACTTTGCAGTGTATACTAGTAAAATGGGCAAGAGACAAAACGTGGTCATACTGGAGCCCACACACAGTAGATTGATTGATAACTTGAAAGGCGCCCACTCAGCAGTGTTCTTCAACAGTAGTGCCAGTGTGGCAGCAGTGTGCGAAGGCATACCAGTATTTGCAGATGACGCTAGTTGTGTGGCCTGGGCAGTGGCCAACAAGGATGTTGATAAAATTGAAACTCCAGAAACATTTGCCAGAGAACAATGGATGTACGACCTGGCAGCCGCTCACTGGAGTGACGCGGATGCTCGTGCAGGACGCATCTATCAAAAGTTTTTGCCTTACTTGTAGATCTGATAGGCTTCAACTAAGTCAGCCACAGATTCTCCACCATCGACAAACTCCCAAGTATGAAACTGACTCCAACAAATATGATCCCACCAGTCAGATCTGTCTGGATGTTGTATGTTACCTAGGTTCTCAATACCGCCCATGAGTAAAGTAGTAATTGACGAATCCACAGTATATGCAGGCACACCCGACAACACTGCCTCTGCACAGGCCATGGTACGTTCTCCAACCACCGCATGTGCTCGAGTCATTTGATTTTGAAAATGCTGAAATCTTAACGATTTGTCTCCAGCTTTTTTACGCCAGGCGATAGGACCGTCCCAGTATTTTTTAATTTCTTGTGCAATTTCATTGCACCATTGCACCAATGTGATACCTCGACGTTGGATCAATATTTTATTGACAGGCATGGGTACCAGCACATATTCCCCAGGCATGTGTTTCCACTCTTGCTGTTTGGGTTTTGAAAACAACTGTGTTCTTGGCCAAGGGCGTGTGCGCATGTTCATATTATGATGCCCACAATAGGTAACTCTGCGAGTATTGCGTCTAGGAGTGTCTTCTCCCCAGTAGCCAAAATCAATTTCAATCCAAGGCCGGCCGGCCTCAATCCATTCTTTGAGTGGACTCCACCAAGGTGCAAAATGGCTCACAACTAGTATATGATCTTCAGGAATGTCCTCCAGTAGATCAAATGTTTTTAATCCTTTGAGCCGCCAAGGTTCCAAAGTCCATTTTTCATAATCACCTTCAACTGCCGGCGACCATGCGTACTTTATTTCCACCCCATGATCCAATCGTCTTTGACTTGGTCTAGTCGTACCATACCCCACGACTTCATGAGTTCAATGGCAGCATGTTGACCATACTGATCGCTGTAAGCATCATGTGGCTTTTGTTCTACCACAACAACAGGTTGGCAACGTTTGATAGTCTCTTCTGCACCTTGCAAGATTCGATACTCGTAGCCTTCGCAGTCCATTTTGATATAATCGACTTCATCCAACTCCAAATCATCCAGTCTATATACTTGAGTCTCTCCTGTTCCTAGTGTAGCAGGATCAATGTGTGTATGGCCAGTGTTGCCTTCTGTGATGATCATTGTGGCTCGAGTCTGTTTGTCGCCCAGCGCAAAGTCTTTTATTTGTAAATTATCTGCAGACACGTTTTTGAGCAAGCATTCTTTAAACATAGCCACGGGCTCAAACGCTACCACAGTACGGAAGTTCTTGCAAAGACTGCGACTCCATAATCCTACATTGGCTCCAATGTCTAGTGCAACACCGCGCTTCTTAGCGTGTGTCATGCTACGGTCACGCACCTGGTATTGATATTCAGCAGGTCCGCCTTTGTCTATGCTTTTCTTCAGCATCTTTGGAAAATGTGATTCAGCGTCTGGGAACCACCACCCTTGGTATTCATACATTTGATATCTCCTTGTTTACTCTTGATTTGACAAAAATTTTGTATTTCTGGTCAGTGACATTGTGTTAATGTTATTGTCTACTGCATAGAATGGATGCAATCTTGCCATGGTTGGACGGCAAGTTTCTATACGTGCTACTTGTGTGCCCAATTGATGATCCGATGGCAAAAATCCATGTACAGCGATCCAGTCAATTATGTTCTGCGCGGCATGGGGCTTGATGATGTATGCATAAGATCCCCAGGAATAAAAGCCAGCGTCATTGTGTAATTTTTCATTGTTGTTGATCTCAGTAATTTCTAGATCACAATCATCATGGAATGAATCTTGTATGATTTTTGAGTACTCTGGATCGTAAGGATTCAATGAATCTAATTTCAACACGTCTTGAAATTTATCTAAAATATCATCGGGCAATGGCCTAATAAAGTAACCATCATGTTCCAGTATTACCATGGGTTCATTTAGTTCTACGCATTTTAACCAAAGATAGTAATGGCTCAACAAACAGCCATACACTCCTGGTAGACCTTTCTTAAAGAATTTTAACGGCCGTATGTTTAACTTTTCGCAATGCGCTTGATGTTCAAGTCCATTCACAGCATCAAAGTATTCAACATCTATGTTGAATGTTTGGGCTTGTTTAACACAATCCTGGGCTTGTTGTTCGGAAATTTTATTGTGTTTTAATCTAATTATAAACGATTTCATAATATATTCAAACACAAATGGCTGCAATGTTTAGTGGTCTACGGCCCATACAGCATTTCCTCTGTTTGTTTGAGTATGCGTTCTGCTCTGCCGTTTTTGAATTCGTCTATGTGAAACTGAGCATAGGCCAAATGATATGCCCAGGACAAGATTTGATCACGATCTGGCCACCAAGGGTTGTCTATTTTTGTTAAGTCTGTATTGCTCACTGGCTTGGCAGCATTTGACGGAGCCATGGCAAACACAGGAATGCCTGCTAGTATGGCTTCTGTACCTGCTATTGAGTTGAACGTTACCACAGCATGCACATCATCCAAGGCTCGCTCCACCCGATTTGTTTTTCTATCAGTGCGACTTCGATTGCGTTCACGTATAACAATGGGCCTATCAGTGTGTTGCCGGATAGTGGCCACAGTTTCTGCTAACCATGTGTCTAATTCTATGTCATAGAAACGGCAAGGCTTTTCATCAGGCGCCACTATCAATATTGTGCTACCACGTCGACGATTGGCAACCTCTAGACCCAGTTGATTCCACCGATCACTGGGACGTGGAATCACTGCATCATGTTGCAAGTTGTTGGGCACTATTCTATGCCATACCTTCCAACCGTGAGGATTTTGATGACTGGGACGATTGCCCAGGTATCCTGAGTCCATGTATCTAAATGGTCTCCGATCTGCCCAGCACTGCTTGATGATCTTGTGCTTCATGATGCCTCGTAGCATGAGTGGCTCTGTGCTGTCCTCATAGCGCCATGACTCCAGAGGTGTACTCTCAAGCCCGAGCCCATGTGCATACATGTCAATGTATTCGTCATCACCATTCTTGCTTAAAAATATCATTGCCAGTATCGTTCAGTGCGACGAACCACAAGGTCTTTGAGTTTGCTACGACCATCACCTTTGCGCTTGCCTTTGAGGTGGTCAATGTAGGCGCCCCATTCACAGTTGATTAGCGGATGTCCTTCGCCGTTGATCAGTCCCGCTGACCAGTTGAGTTCTGCTAGTCCACTGCGGTTTTTAACATCATCAAACACATAACTGTCATGCCATTCACTGAGTGTAAAGATACCGCGTTCAGCATCGTCATACATGCGCTGAAACTCTGCTAAAAATTTTTGTACGGGCTCGCGCCTCAGGTTCATTCCATACAAGCCGCACTCAGTGAACTTGTTGCTACGGCCTGCATAACACAGTTCTCTATCATCTGGAAAGAACTGTGCAATACGTTGTACAGTGATTGGTGAATGGCACACCATATCGGCGTCCATCCAAATCAACCAATCTGTAGTGCAGTGTTTGGCAGCATGGAATATGGCATACACTTTGTGACTGAACCTTACAGCCTGCCATTTGTATGCTTTGCGTTCACTGCCAGGACCAATGTTGCCATTGGCCTTGGGCACATCTCGCCAGGTGTTTTTGAATACCGCTAACTCAGGGCTTGCAACTTCCAAGTTTAATACTTCAAGATTAGGTGCTGTTTCTGCAACATGGCAACCTTCGGCGTATACCTTTAATTGAATATCTTGTGGCCAGTTTTGTAAAAATGTTTGTATCATGCGCGAACCGTAAGTCTTGTAACCTTCGGCATTAAAAGTGGTAACTACAGTGTATTTCATAAGCGTATTTACAGTGATAAAAACCATAGCCTATTTTCCTGCCCAGTGTGCATTGAATTCCAAGCCTGTGATGAGTGCATTCTTGGATTGTTGTCAAGCCGCGGGCATACAAACTCAAGAGAATTCAATGACTGCTGATGCCGCAGTGATTTGGTCAGTGCTGTGGCATGGTAGAATGCGACCCAATCAAGCAGTGTACGAGCACTATCGCAAGCAAAACCGACCTGTGATTGTGATAGACATTGGTGCGCTGTATCGCGGTCAAACTTGGAAACTGGCAGTGAATCACATCACTCGGGACGGGTACTATGGGCATTATGACAACTTGGACTGGAACCGACCAAGAAAACTGCAAATAAGTTTGGCTACACAGGTGAATCCAGGACCCGAAATCATCATTGCCGCGCAACATCGTAATAGTCTACAAGTTGCTGGCCTTGGCAGCATGGAATCTTGGGTATTGATGCAAATTCAACAGTTGCGAAACTCAACTGATCGTCCCATACGCATACGTGCGCACCCACGCTCGCCCTTGCGCATGCCATACATGCCAGCAAACACATCCATGGAAGTTGCACAGCCAGTGGTCAACACTTACGACAGTTTTGACATGCACTTCAACTGCCATGCTGTGGTAAATTACAACTCAGGGCCAGGCATACAAGCAGGCATTGCAGGTTGCAGACCCATTGTGGCACACAGCAGCCTTGCATATCCTGTGGCAGTGGGTATGCCTGATATTGAACAACCTTACACAGTGGACAGAGAAACATGGTTGGTACAAATATGCCAAACTGAATACACTGTAGAAGAACTTGGACAAGGATTATGGCTAAAAAGAATCGCCCCCGCCTTGACGGCATAACTGATTGTGCATGTGTAATCCACGGCACTGGTTACGACTGGCAGTACGTGGAAAAATTGTACAGCATGTTGAAACGAAACTTACCACAAGGCATACGATTTCATGTGTATACTGAAGAATCAAGACCAGTCCCCACACACATGATCAAACATGCTGTGAAAGAATGGCCGGGTATTAGCGGACCCAAGCGCGAGTGGTGGTACAAGATGCAGTTGTTTAATCCTGAACACCACCAAGGTAATTTACTGTACTTTGATCTTGATTGTGTGATCATCAGTGACCTGGGGTGGATTCCTGTGCTCAGCACCGAATGTTTCTGGACCATCAGAGATTTTAGATATCTGCAACGACAAAGTCACTCGGGTATGAACTCAAGTGTAATGTGGTGGAATGTGGCCAAGTATGCACATGTATGGGAAGAGTTCGATAAGCTAGATATCAACAGAACAGTGGTCAAGTATCCTGGTGATCAGGACTATCTGGGTGCGGTGATTGATCCCTCTCAGCGTAGATACTTTGATTCACATCGGTTGCAAAGTTGGCGTTGGCAAGTGCAGGATGGAGGAATTGATTTTGCATCAAGGCGACCTAAAAAACCTGGAACAGGTGCTAGTCCCCACATAGGCGGCGAAGCCAGCATACTTGTATTCCACGGCCGACCCAAGCCGCACGAATGCACTGCCGACCCTGTGATAGCAAGCCACTGGCAATAATGTAATACTAGAGTAGTACTTGACCAATAATTCCCAAAATGCTATAATAATGGCATACAAAGCAAAAAGGAGCTTGACATGGGATATCGTGTAGTTGACACCATAGACATGATGCGTGACAAGTATGGTCCTCGCAAGGGACTAGAAGGCCCGTTCAACTTCTCCGGACGTGTGTTGTATTATGACAACAAACAGGGCCAGTACTACGATCCCGCTACTGACTTCTATGTGGAGCAGGCGGAAATGGACGAGATCAACACTCGCTTCTTTGAACAGTTCAAAAAGTAATACTTTGGTAGTACTTGACCAATAATTCCCAAAATGCTATAATAATGGCATACAAAGCAAAAAGGAGCCTGCAATGAAACTAGAAACCGCTGTCAACGTTCTAAACAAAGAATGCGACTTTTTGGGCATGGAAATGCTGGAACTGTTGGCTGATATTGCCCGCCATGGACGCATGATTTATAGTGCCAAAGTATTACAAGCCGCAGAAGTGTTTGAAACACAATACCTGCTTGCCCAGGTTGACCAATAATCCGTCTTTTGCTATAATAGAGACATAAACAGTAAACAACCGCATTTCAAAGGAGCCAACAATGAGTGCAATTCGTGTAATTAAAGGTGTGTATCGCAACAAACCCGTGCGCAACATCGCTTTCAATCTTGTGTCAGGCTTTCAGTCTGGTGCCAAAGGTAACTTCGTGACAGTAGAAAACAACGGTGCATTTCCCAACTGCCCCGACACCATCCGTATCAAAGTCAACAACATTAGCGACATCGAGTATGTCAATGGAGATGCAGTGAGCAAAGAAAATACAGTGGCATTTGCCAAGCCCTCAGTAGAGGCCGAAACTGAAGAACAAATTATGACACGTATTCGTGAGCGTTTCGACATCTTGCATGAGATGACAAAGGCCTGTGTCAACGGTGACATCCGTGCCATGATTGTCAGCGGCCCTCCAGGCGTTGGCAAATCGTTTGGCGTTGAGCAAGAGATTGAAAAGGCCACACTGTTTGATAAATTGGCAGGCAAGCGTCTCCGTGCCGAAGTTGTCAAAGGCTCAGCAACACCCATTGGCTTGTATCAAGCCCTGTACAAATATTCAGATGACAACTGTGTGTTGGTGTTTGATGACTGTGACAGCATTCTGCTAGATGACGTGGCACTGAACTTGCTGAAGGGCGCCCTGGACTCCGGCAAGAAGCGTACCATTTCATGGTTGAGTGAGTCCAGCACCTTGCGTCGCGAAGGCATCCCAGATCGTTTCGAGTTCAAAGGCTCAGTGATCTTTATTACCAACTTGAAGTTCGATCAGATGAAGAGCCAAAAGTTGCGTGATCACTTGGATGCACTGCAATCACGCTGTCACTATCTTGACTTGACACTGGACACCATGCGTGACAAAGTGTTGCGTATCAAGCAGATTGCCAAAGACGGTGTGTTGTTTGCAGACTATGATTTTGAAGAGTGTGTGCAAGACGAGATCATCGAGTTCATGGAAGCAAATCAGAATCGTTTGCGTGAGATGAGCCTGCGTATGGCGCTGAAAATTGCAGACTTGCGCAAGAGTTTTGCAGGCAACTGGAAGCGTCTTGCAGAGACTACATGTATGAAGAGTGCTTAACATGGCATGGCTTGCTGTGCTACTGTTAGTGTTTGTAGGCCATCCTGTGTTAGCATTGATATTGGCATTTTTAATTTTGATGTCTGAATAATAGTTTTACCCCGGGGATTGGTTGGCTCCGCCCCGGGTTTTTACAACAGGCTCTTCGGAGCCTGTTTTTTTGACTTTTGTTTTGCAAGAGTATATACTGTGTTATGTCTCAGCGTCTTGTGATTACATTGGCCGACAATTTTGAATTGTGTTTTAACACTAGACACACACCCTTGGCCGAGTTGTGGATTGAACGCATGAGCAACCGGCATGCTTGGCCCATGGACAATCCAGATAGGTTTTATGGATTTGGCACTGCCCAACAAGAGCAAGATCGTGCAGTTGAAATGATTCAACAATGCATTGCTACAATTAACAACCATGAGCCAATCATTGATCGCAAGTTTGAATACACACAAGATGGTCTTAACTATTTGCACAATATATTTGAACGCTATCATGGACTGTTGGATCAACAAACATCTGAATATTGGCACTCAGCGCCGGACTCAGTTAGACAGGCGTTGGCCAATCTCAATTTGGCAGTACACAGGTGCGAAACTGCCATGGTTGAACCATGTCCAAGATTTGTTTGTACTTGGTTTGGTATGCCCAAAACACAACAGTTGGATGTTGGTGTGATGAAAAAATACGGCGAACTCAAAGTCAACTTTGGCACAGTGTATCTCAACTATTGCGAGATTGGAAAAACAGTAGAAGATCTTGCGCATGATAATGACCTATACATAAGTGATGATGCATTCCGGCCATTTGGTCACTACAGTGCAGACTTCAATGTTGCATTGTATGACCGAGACTTAAACAAAAAAATTCCCGGCATGCAAAAATATATTGAACAGCATCAAGAGTTTTTTCTTGCTCACGGCATTGAAAACGTGTACAATACACAAGCACTACCATTACGATTTCCTGTTGCAGATTTAGAATACACTGGCACACAACAACAATTAATCTCTCAAATAAGGTCACGACAACTTGTGCGTGAAGTAACTGTACAATGAAACGATGTACCATACAAATACGTGATGAAGTAAACATCAAGATTGAAGGCTTGGACTTGGATGCTCGCAAGTCTCTAGTCAATGCTTTCAAATATGAAAACCCTGCCGCACGTTATTTGCCAGCAGTGAGACTGGGACGTTGGGATGGCAAGGTAGCATACTTCCAACTTGGCGGCTCAACTTATGTGAACCTGCTACCAGAGATCATGCCCATACTAGAAAAGTTTGACTATGATGTTGAACTGGATGATCAACGAGACTATTCAAACACATTCAACTTTGAACAAGTATCAGAAAATTCTTTTGCACATGTGACTTGGCCCAAAGGGCATCCGGCCGCGGGCGAGCCCATAATGTTGCGTGACTATCAAGTAGAAATTGTCAATAACTTCCTGGCCAACCCACAATGCATACAAGAAGTGGCAACAGGTGCAGGCAAGACTATTATGACAGCGGCCTTGAGCAATGCTGTGGCACCTTATGGACGCAGTATTGTTATTGTGCCCAACAAGAGCTTGGTCACACAGACCGAAGCAGACTACAAGAACATGCAACAAGATGTTGGTGTGTACTTTGGTGACAGAAAAGAATACGGACGCACCCACACCATTTGCACATGGCAGAGCCTGAACAATCTCTTGAAAAACACCAAGGCCGGAGTAGGTGACTGCACCATAGGTGAGTTCTTGGAAGACGTGGTGTGTGTTATTGTAGACGAAGTACACATGGCCAAAGCAGATGCACTCAAAACCTTGCTTACAGGTGTAATGGCTAGAGTGCCAATTCGCTGGGGGTTGACAGGAACTGTGCCCAAAGAGAAGTTTGAAAGCCAAGCACTACTGGTCAGCCTTGGACCTGTGATTGGCAAGCTCAGTGCCAGCGAATTACAACAACAAGGTGTGCTGGCCAACTGTCATGTGAACATTGTGCAACTAATTGATCATGTGGAGTACAAAGACTATCAAAGCGAACTCAAATACTTGTTGGAAGAGTCTGGACGACTAGACACCATGGCTGATCTTGTGCGGCAAGTAAACGAAACAGGCAACACCTTGGTGTTGGTAGACCGTACCGAGTGCGGTAGGCAACTGGTTGCAAGACTGGGAGACAAAGCAGTGTTTGTGTCAGGTGCTACAAAAGGATCAAAGAGGCAAGCAGAATATGATGAAGTGGCCGATGCAACCGATAAAATTATTGTGGCAACTTATGGCGTGGCTGCCGTGGGCATTAATATTCCTAGGATTTTTAATCTTGTGCTTGTTGAACCTGGCAAGAGTTTTGTGCGTGTCATTCAGTCAATTGGTCGTGGCATACGCAAAGCAGAAGACAAAGACCATGTTCAAATCTGGGACGTGACATCAACTTGCAAGTTTGCCAAGCGTCACTTGACCAAGCGCAAACAGTTCTACCGAGAAGCCAACTATCCATTCACACAAGAAAAACTGGATTGGATGAAACTAGGTTGACTTTTGTCACACAACAGTGTATTATAACAACATGAGAATTTTAACATTAGAAAATCAACACTACGACTTAGATCATTTGCCCGAAGAGGTGGATGACATGCGGTTTGCTATCCTAGACAACTCAAACCCACAAGAGCCTGACTACCATTTTATTCCCTTGATCTTTTTGGAGAGTTTTAATGCTCCTGCCCTGGTACTGCGCATAGGAACCAACACAATCAAGATGCCCATGGACTGGCAAATACTCATAGGCGAACCTGAGATCGGTGACTTGGAAGTGTTGCCATTGACATCAATCAATGATCGTGGCTTTAGAGTGTTTCAATTTAATCCACTCACCAGTTTCCGCCCGTCATTTCCAGACATTGAAATCTTAGACGTGTATCACGAAGTATCGTGGTACGCACCCAAACTAAAAAATGGGCAACTGTTAGCAGTACCATTAAATGATGATCCAGATCCAGACTGTGTGTACTTTGTCAAAGACATCAGTCGCAACTGTGAGATTGTAGACTACAACAAGAGTTGGTAACATGGCATACACTGAACCCGAAATATTTGAAATAGTCAATCGCTTGGCCAAGATTTACTTGGAAAGTTATCCAGAAGATTGCGAGGGTTTGGAAAGATTCCTGCGCTGGGCACACACTCAATATGGCTACAAGTATGGGAACACTTAAACCCGGCGCCACTCTCATCTACGAACGTGTGGGCAATGAAGTGTATGCTCGTGAATCGGGTGCCGATCCCAGCACTAGAGAACTTATGGGCTATGGATATGACCCTGTGTCAGGACATCATGTTGATTACGACCAGCGAACCACAGATGGTAGGCCCTTGGTAGACCATATTCGGGAAAACAAAATGTGGGGCGACATCAGGCGCTTGGCAAAAACCAATCCTGCTTTACAAGACGCCCTGGAACGTGCTATAGTAATATACAAACTGATCAAAGTAGACAAGTGAGCGACAAACTAAACATTGCCAATGAGATGCGACAACTGGATCGCAAGAACAGAAACTTCTATCGCGAACTCACAGATGAGGAACGCAAGAAGTTTTCAAACTATCTCATGATTCGCTGGGCGTCATGTGTGGAAGGTTCAAGAGAAATGCAAGAGTTTTATTTGATCTCCACCAACGAACGACTGAACAAACACTTCTTCAACATTAATCGACATCCCGAACTGCAATGGCTGTGTGCCACCACAGTGAGTCCAGACATGGGCACACCCAGGCACAACTGGATTTCGCCCAAGAAGAAAGAAACAGGCGCAGGGGCAAGTGCTGTCAAAAAGCAACTGGCCGAGTTGTTTCCCACCTACAAGGAAGATGAAATAGCCCTGTTGGCCTCAATGACCACAAAGAAAGAACTTGATCAATACATCCGAGACCATGGCAGAGACACTAAGTGAACTCACTTGCGGCTACTGCAAGAAAACATTTCGCCGCGCAGAAAGTCTCGTGGTGCATCTGTGTGAGCCCAAACGCCGCAGATCAGAACGTGCAGAGCGTGGCGTAGAACTGGGCTTTCAATCCTACTTGAGATTTTATGAGATTGTGCAAGGTTCAGCTAGGCTCAAAACATTTGATGACTTTGCAGACTCACCGTACTACCGAGCCTTTGT